CTGGTGGGCGCATGACTTGGACTCCTAGGGCAACCATCTCGATAAACGGAACTGATCGCAAGTCGATCACACTTTCAGACGTTCAGATTTCTTATGGCAGAACTTCAGTCTGGGAACAAGCTCGATCTTCCTATGCTCGTATTTCAATTCTAAATACTGCTGGCACAGACTATGGGTTCGAGATGAACCAAGTGGTAGCCATCAAGGTTAAGAACGTTGCAAACGCAGACGTCACAATCTTTACAGGCAAGATCACTAGCGTGGATAATAACCTAGCAGGGTCAGGCACAATCGGGACTAATGCAGTCCAGACCATCACAGCCGTTGGCCCGTTCTCCCAGATGTCTCGCAAGATCATTGGAGCATCAAACTGGTCTAAGGAGATGGACACAGATCGCATGACTCGGATCTTTACAGATGCCGGGCAGACCATCGATGTAGTTGATAGCCCAGCGATCTATGAGTTCGCAGCTCGGACAGGCGAGCGAGCAGATGCCTATTCACTGGCAGCTTCATTCGCCCAGCAAGCCTTCGGATATATCTATGAGACAAATTTAGGCAAGGTCGGCTTCGCCAATGAGTCTCGCAGAACCAATGATGCCAAGGCCAACGGATACACAGTCATCCCTAATGGTCACATTCTCTGGGGCAACGTATCAAGCCAGAAGACTCTGGCAGACATTCTCAACAACCTTATTCTTACTTATGCTTCTGGAACAAAGACTGCCACAGATGCCACAAGTATCTCGGACTTCGGGCAAGTAGATGGATCGATCTCTACTGAACTTCATGATGCGGCAGATGCCCAGACACAGGCTGATCGCTATGTAACCCTTCGAGCCTACCCAAGAACTTCTCTCAGCTCATTTACCATCCCAATCAACTCAACTAACGTCTCAGATGTTCTACGAGACTTCTACATCTCGATGTCGATGGGTGAGCCAATCGAGATCACAGCACTTCCAATCGCTCTAAAGAATACGACCTATCGAGGATTCGTCGAGGGCTATACCTTCTCGATCAATCAGTACGAGATGATCATGACTCTCAATACAACCGACTACACCTACAGCTTCACACCTACTCGCTGGCAAGATGTCTCAGCCTCGCTTACATGGGCTACAGTCGGCGCTACGGTACAATGGAACACTTACGATGACTAGGGGCAACAATGGCAACAACGACTAACTTCGGCTGGACTACGCCTGATAACACAGGCTATGTCAAAGATGGCGCTCTGGCTATCCGCACCCTTGGTTCCGCTATCGATTCAACCCTTTACGACCTAGACCGGGTTGGACAAGTAGTTCAGACAACTGGATCATCTTCGTTTACTACGACTTCGGTTACTTATGTAGATGTAACTTCTGTGTCTGCCTCAATCACCCCAACTAAATCTTCAAGCAAAGTTCTGGTTAGCGTATCTTTTGATGGTAGTTATGTTGGCCCTTGGCAAAATCCGAACATCGCTTCGGCAGGTTTTCAGATTGTGCGTACTTCAACTTCAATTATGGAGTCAGGCCCTTGGATTACTTGGGGGCTTGCAGGGTCAAACGACATTTCTTTGAGACAGCGTTATTGCCTAATGTATTTAGATTCACCTGCTACGACATCTGCAACGACTTACAAACTACAATGCAAGGTGGCCCAGAACAGCTCAAGCGCTGGTGTAACTGCATATCCTTGGTCGATCATTCTTCAGGAGGTAATCGTTTAATGATTTCAATGACTCAAGCTTTAATCTCACTTCGTCCTAATGCAGAGTTCTCATGGAGCAATGATGATTTATCTACCTTGGTCTGGCACACAGAAGGAGTAACAACTCCAACTCTGAAGCAGATCAAAGATGAAATGAAGCGACTTGACTTAGCCCTCAAGGCTCAATCAGATTCTAAAGAAGCTGCGAAGGCTTCGGCTATCGCTAAACTTGAGGCACTTGGACTCAACCTCGATGAAGCACAGGCGATCATCGGACAATGAAACCAATTCTATGCAAGGCTGGCCAACAATTAAGGGAACAGTTCGATGACTCCTTCCCTGATCGTGATAGGCGTTCCGATGGTTGGATCGGCGATCTCCGTCATTCAGCGCGTCCTTCTGACCACAATCCTGATCGAGAGACTGGAATTGTTAGAGCCATCGATGTCGATCGAGATGTTCATAAGTCAGGCAAGCCCGACCTCATGCCAGATATTGCAGATCAGATTCGACTCGCGGCCAAGGCTGGAGAGAAGCGAGTGTCTTACATCATCTTCGCAGGACGAATTGCATCGTCTCGCTTGGGCTGGCGCTGGCGCAAGTATTCTGGAAGCAATCCACATAACCATCATTGCCATATCAGTTTCACTACAAAGGGCGATACAGATGGTTCGTTCTTTAATATCCCGATGCTAGGTGGTAAGTAATGGGTCGCGTAACTATAAGCTCTAATAACCTATTCCCCGGCCCTAAAGGCGAAAAGGGAGATCAGGGAGATCCGGGTGGCCCACCGGGTCCAGCAGGCCCAGCAGGAACTACAGGCCCACAAGGCCCACAAGGCCCACAAGGTTTACAAGGCACTCAAGGAAACCCAGGAGCGCAAGGCGCACAAGGCCCAACAGGTTCAACTGGACTTAAAGGCGATAAGGGCGATAAGGGCGATACTGGAGCAACAGGATCAACTGGTGCAAAGGGCGACACGGGCGATACTGGAGCCCAAGGCCCATCTGGCGTAGTTACAGTCAATGCACCACTTACCAATGCTGGAACTTCTAGTGCCGCCAATCTTTCAATTTCGGCTGGTACTACTTCTGCCGCTGGTGCGTTGCAACTTACCGACTCAGTAGCATCAACATCGACGACAACAGCTGCAACTCCTAATGCGGTCAAAACTGCCAATGATAATGCCAATACTAGGTTGCTTCAATATGCGACGCATTGGCAGACTAAATATCGTTCAACTTATTGGTATGAAGCCAAAAATGGCGGTCAGATAACTTCCTCAACCTATACTCAAAATCGACTTTATCTTTATCCTTTATTTATTCAAGAAACAATTTCTATTGATCAAATAGGAGTTGAATGCACAGCAGCTAATGCTTCAACAACATGGAGAATAGGTATTTACAATTCAGATTCTAATGGCGTGCCTACAACAGTTTTGTTAGATGCTGGAACAGTAGATACATCCACAACTGGACTTAAAGCTATTACAGTTTCACAAACTTTAAATGCTGGTCTCTATTTTATTGCTGGAGTCTGGCAAGGTGGGTCAGTAACTCCAACTATGCGCGCTTACAACACTACTATTGGAAATTGGAGTCCAATGGCTTCCACCGCTCAGCAAACTACAAACTATGCAACTAATTACCAAATTGCCAGCGGAGTTACTGGGGCTTTGCCAACTTTTACAGGATCAAGTGTTGGCGCAGTTTTACCAGCTCGTACTCAGTTTAGGATCGCATAATGAAACAAACTATCTACGGCTTAGGCGGCTACGACCCATCCAAGCCAAATAACAACATCGTTGAAGAACTCGACATCCCAGATACGGAGACAGAATGAACATGAAGCACCCAGCAGTAATAGCAATCGGAGCATTCCTCGCAGTATGGGGAACTACATCTAACTTCTCCTTAGACTATCGCGCCATCCTTGGATCGATCGTTGCCGGACTCTTCGGCTACGCCAGCCCTAAGAAGTAATGGACGCGGTAGATATTGCGGCAGTCGCCGTAGGTATAGTTACAGTCCTTGGCGGAGTAGCTGCTTATCTACAGTTCTTGGTTAAGCATTACCTGAATGAACTTAAGCCTAACGGCGGCTCATCGATCAAGGATCAAGTTAATCGACTTGAAACGCGTGTCGATACCATCATCGAATTATTAGGTAAGTCACACTAAGTTCATGGCAAAGAAGAAAGTCATCGATCTTGATACTTATTCACAGCTAGACGCGTGGGCTATTAGCCTGCATGAAATGTATCGCGCACTACGCAGGGCAGGCTTTGCCGTAGATATGTGCCTAGCAATTATCAGCGATCGCGACAGTTATCCAGATTGGATCTTGCCATCGATCCCCGACCGAGTGGATCGCTTACCCTATGAGGACGACGACGAGGATTAAATGAAGCGCATTGTCATAGTGAGTGACCTACAGGTTCCATTCCACGATCGACACGCAGTCAAGAATCTAGTTAGTTTTATCAGCAAGTTTAAGCCTCACGAGGTAGTTACGATCGGCGACGAG